GCCGGGCGCGCCCGCGCCCGTGCCGAACGTCACCAGCAAGTTGTTGAGGAAGGCGAGCCCGGTCGTGCCGGCGGGGAGCACGCCCGCGAAGGTCAGGGTCTTGCGCTTCTCGACTTCGCCGCCCGCGTTGACGAATGCATTTTCGCACACCCGCAATGAACCCGGCGGAGCCGTGACGTTCATCTTGCGGAGGTCGAGCCCGGCGGTGAAATCTTCGATGATCGTGTAGGGCACTACACTCGCCTCAGATAATCGATCCCCGGTCGAAGGCCGCGCGAGGTGGTGCCTCCGGCGAGGTTGGACTGGCGCGTGTCGGGCGCGGTCTGGCGGAGCCGGAGGAGGCGAAGCCGTTCGCGCCCAAGCTGGAGCTTCAGGCTGGCGTCCTCGGACTTCTGCCGGGCGAGAATTTCGGCGGCGGCATGGAGCACAATCAGCGGGCCGTCGAGCGTGGAGGTCTTGTCCTCCGCGTCGAGGGGAAAGAGCTTGCGCTTGCCGACGAACCGCACCACGCCGCCATCGGTCGGGATCGGCCACACCTCGAACATGTTGTTGGACGTGTCGCCCGTCACCGGCAACGGGCCGGGGTCATGCTCCTCCGCCACGGCAGGCTGCATGTAGTTCTGCCAGCGCCGCACGTCCTCCTCGGTTTCGAGCAGATCGCTGTCCACCTGGTTGAGTTCGGCAGCGCCAATGCCGTAGCCGAGCGGCACCCAGTCAGTGTCCGTGTCCTTCTTCCACCAGACTTCCGACACACCAGAGAAATCGAAGGTTTCGGGATAGGCCGAGAAGCGCTGATCCATGCCGAGCGTGACGCTCGCCGTGGCCTGCAAATGCGGCCAGTCGAAATTCAGGTAGAGGTCCTCCTGCACGCGCCGGAGGAGCCGGTTCTGCTGCTCGATTTGGGTGACGCCATGCGCGACGTTGCGCGAGATATTCGCCTCGTCGCGCAACTCGTCCCGCATCTCGGTCAGCGTCATGTAGCGCATCAGGCGGGGAGGTCCTGCGTAGCGCTGGAGCCCTTCGGCAATTCCATCTTCGGACGGCGCTTGGCCTTGGCCGCGTCGCGCGCCTTCTGAGCAGCCATCTCGCCGGCAAACACCTCGTCGTCGGTCGGAAGGGCATCATCCGCAAGGGGCAGCATCTGGAGCGGGCCGGGGAACATCGTCGCCATAACCTCGCCGCCGTAGCGGGTCTGAAGGCGCTCGAATTCCTCCTGATAGCCGCGCTCGGTTTCGCCGACGCTCATCAGGTGATGCACGTGCTCGTCGCCATGAATATTCTTCAAAACCAGCAGCTCGGGGAAAGTCACCGGATTGTCATGGCGGCTCCTGACAATCACGCTGTCACGGTTGCCGCCGAGATCGATCTGGCAGCCGATAAGCTGAAACATGGGCATTGGGTCGTCTCCTAGAGATCGAAGGGAGAAGGGCGGGGCCGGAGCCCCGCCCGCCTCCTAGGCGTTCAGGCGATGTCGATGACGAGAGCGCCGTTGCACTGCTGCGTGATCATCTGGCCGGTCGAGGTGATCGAGCGGGCCAAGACGAACTGATCGACGGGGCGTGCCGGGTTGTGGACGCGCCGCCACTCGTTGCTCATCTTCATCAGGTAGATGTGCCGGCTGTCCCACCAGTAGGCCCGCTTGGCGTAGCCGAGGTCATCCAGCGTCGGGTCATACTGGATGGTCGTCCCGTCAAAGAGCACCGGCCCCATCGCGCCGTCCTGCGACGACTTGAAGCCGTTGGTGTTGTAGTAGCCGTTCGCCCGCATCTCGATTTCGAGAGCGCCGATAAAATCGGAGCCCGCGAGGAAGGTGTTGGGCATGGCACCGTAGCGGCGAAGCTGCCGCATCTCGGACTGGAGCTTCTGCCAGAGGGTGCCGCCGTTCGCCGGGTTGGACGTGATCGGAGCCCCGCCCCACGCCGCGAGCGCCGGGGTCGTGCCAACGGCAGTTCCCATTGCAGCGGTGTAGGCACGATTGCGCCAGAATTCGTTGCCCGCCGTCGCGCGGTTGAAGCCGCCAACGGTGCCGGTCGAGGGGTTGTCGGTGATGATCGAGCGGATGCCAGCGATAGCCTTCGCATCGCCGGAGCCGTCGCCCCACAGCAGCGTGTTCAGCGACCGCGCGTAGCGCTCGCCGAAGTCGAACAGCTTGTTCTCCCAGAGGTTGACGAGAACGGTCGCGTCCCGCCCGGAGTGCTCGCTGGTCGCACCGAATTCGGAGGTGACGGAAATGCCGTCGATCTTCAGTTCGGTGTAGGTGAGTTCGATGCCGATGTGCATTTCGCGCCACGGGAAGTTCACCCGCTTGATGTTCGCGGGATTGAAGAACGTCACCGTGTCGGTGTGGGTGTAGCCCTTGAGGTAGTCGTTCACCCCGCCGGCACCGTAGGCCCCCTGAATGGCGAGCGAGATATTGCCCTTGCCGCCGGGGAAGTTTTTGGCGTTGCCCTCAAAGAGCTTCACCAGCGGGCGCGACTGGAGCGACTGCTGGAAAGTGGTGCCCTTCGAGAAGTAGTAGTCCATCGCCGCATTGGCGATGTTCTCAAGTTCGGGAGCGGTAAAAGGCATTTCGCCCTAGCCCTTATTGGCTGGCGCGGTTCGCCTGGAGGTCGCGGATGGTGTTCGCCATGTGCTCGGCGAACGACGACGCGGCAGGCTTGAGCGCAGCACGGTTTCCTGACTGGCCGCTGGCCGGTGCGGGCCGCGTCGAGTTCGGTGCCGGGCGGGTCGTTTTCAGGAAGGCGTTGACGTTCGCGTAGGCTTCCTTCGCGAAGGCCACAGCCTCCTCGGCGTTCCGAGGAAAATGACCGTGCTCGGCAACGACCCCGCGCGAGAACTGCACGAGCGCCGCAGCCTTGAGCTTCCAGTCGGGATCGCTGGTGCGAGTTGCCGCTTCCCACTGAGCGACGGCAGACAGGATCGACTGCTGCTGCTGCCCGGTGATCTGCTGGCGCTGCTGGGCCTGCTGGTCTTTCTGAAGCCGCTGCGCGCGTTCTTCGGCAAGCGTGGCCCTAGCTTGGGCTTGCGCCTGCTCACGCGCGAGTTCCTCAGTGACTTCGCCCGCTTCGACCTTGGCCTTCAGTTCCGGCGGGAGCGTGCGCCCCAGCCGGGTCAAAAGGTTCTGCGTCAGCGTGACGAGCGTTTCTGCCGCTTGCGAGAGCATGGCGGGATCGTCGGACTTCAGCTTCGCCCCAATGTCGAAGATGAAATCCACTTCCCGCGCTTCGAGCCGGGAGCGCTGCATGAAACCGGCGATGTCACGGAAGCTCGATGCATCCGTTTTGTCACGGTCCCAATTGGTGCGCGTCTCGGCCAACTCACGCCTTGCGGCATTGCGCTGGCTCAGCAACCGGACGATGCCGCGACGAGCGTTGGGCCGCATGGCCTTCATCTCGTCGTCTGTCGGATCGTCCCCCTCCTCTGCACCGGGCGTGCCCGGCTTAGGCTCAGGTTCTTTGACCGGCTCGGCGGTGGCAGGCTTATCGGGCTCCGGCTTGGCAGCGGGCTTTTCGGGCTCCGCGTCGCCTTCCTTGTCGGGCTCTAGGACCGCAGCAATGGCTTCCGCCATCGACTTCGGGCCGTCATCCTGCTGCTCGGGTTCGGTCGTGCCGGGAGACGGTTCCGGCGTGTCAGGCTGCGCGCCTGCGTCTGGTGTCGGTTCCGGGGTGGCGGGCGTGTCCACCAGCGGAGTGACGACTTCGTTTTCGCCCTCTGCGGATTGCATAGGGCGACACATGTGTCTTGCTTTTGTCGAAAGGCAACCCTAGTCTGACAACGCTGGCAATCGATCTTGTTTGGACTGCCGGGCGCTCCGTCCTCCCGCACCCGTCAGGCGGCGTTCGCCGCAGGGTTCGGTGGCTGGCTGGGCGGGACGGGAGCGATATTCTGGCGGGGCGGTTCGGTTGACGCCGCATTGCTGGAGCCCTGCGCGCCCTGCGCGTTAGGATCGGCTCCCGGCCCGCCCGAACTCATCTGCTTCTGGCCGTTAAGCTGCTGGATCGAGGGCAGCCCCGCCGCGAACGCATCTCCAAGATCGAGCCGGTCGTCCATGCGGCGGAGCATCTCGCGCGCCATCCACTCGGGCGACATGCCCGGCAGTTGCATCAGCAGCGGCATCATCTGCGTGGCGTTCTGGATTTCCTGCGCCTTGTTGGGCCGGCCCGACGACGCCGCCTCGATGTCGAGATAGATTTCCTTGGCGATCTCGTCGCGTGACAATTCCGGCCACACGGCACCCTCGCCGACGACAGCCTTGACGGTTTCCGGGCTCATCTCGTGAAAGAGAACTTGCCCCGCCGCGCGCGCCAGTTCGGTCAGCATCTCGTCCAGGTCGTCAATGGTCGAGGTGGTCGAGCTAACGCGCGAGCCTTCCGCGATCTGGCTCTCGGTCGCGGTCGCACCCGTGGTGCCACCAAGGTTGGCCTCCTGCATGCCGACGACGCGGAGCACATCCTGATAGACGGTTTCCACTTCATAGAGGGCCGGGTTAATCTGCGGGCCGCTCCACGCCACCAGCGCATCCTCGACGCGCATGTTGTCGGGGAGGCCCTTCAACTCGACAACGGCATTGGCCTTGGCGCTCTCCAGCGCCGCCTTGTCGCTGTCCTCCAAGACGCCAGCCCGACCGACCGTCTTGGGCCGCGCGGCACGGCGGTGCTCACGGAGCCCCTGCCGGGCACGGTTGATTTCAAGCTGCATATCCCTGAGGAGGGTCACGTCGCTGGGCGGGAAGATATTCGTCTCGTCGTAGAGTTCATTCGTGGTGAACACGAACCACGGAAAGAAGCGCTCCAGCCACGTCTCGGGCGGCGCGGGCTCGGCGAGAAAATCGCCGTAGCCGTCGCACACGGTATAAACCAGCCCATCGGGCTTGTTGTAGATTTCCCAGACGCAGAACAGCGTGTCCTCGTCGGTGAAGTCGGCGGCCTCGTCGCGCCGGGGGCGGTCCCATCCCTGCTCGCTGTAGGCCCGCGCGCCGTGCAGGCCCTCGATAGTGCCGGGGCTCACGGAGGTGGTGCCGCCGTCCACGCCAGCCTTGATGTCTACGTGGTAGATTTCCTGAATGCGCTCGGCGGTCAGAAGGTATTCCTCCGCCACCCACTCGGCCCCGATGAAATTGCGAAGCTGCTGGCAGCGCATCGAGGGGATGATCGCCGTCGAGTTCGGGTAGGTGAACAGCAGCCCTTCGCGGAGCACGATGTCGGGGCCAGTCGCCTGAATGCCCTGAATGGCGAGTTTCAGTTGCTCGGCCTTCTCGTTCTCCGGGGCGGTCTTGCCGTCCGCGAGGTCGGCCCCCAAGCGCTCGATTGTCGCCAGTTGTTCCGACATGTCGCTCAGTTCGGCTTCGACTTCGGGCCGAAGGCCCATGAGCCGCGAGTAGCCGAGCTTGACGTAGCCGACCGACGCGACGAGCGCGCGCCGCACCGTCGCCTTCATCGACACCTTGAAGGCGACCGGCTGCTCTTTCAGTTCGTGCTCGAACAGGATTTCCAGCGTCTCGCCGATCTTGTCGAGCAGCTTCTCGCGCTCCATCGTCTGCTGCGCGTCCTGCACGACCATCATCGCCATCATCATCTGCTCGGGCGGCACCGGGGGCGGAGCGGGAAGGGTCGCGCCCGTGTTCGGGTCCACCTGCGGCTGCGGCGGCATGATCGCCTGCTGCGCCGATGACAATTGCTCCATTGAGCCATCCCAGATCGTGGAGATCAGCCGCTTGGAGCGCCGGGCAACGAAGGTCGGGTTCTTGCCGTAGATCGTCGCCGTGCGCTGCGCGATGTGGCGGAGGATGATGTTCGCCACATACCTGTCGCCGGGATCGTCGTTGAAGATGTCGAGCGGCGGCGGCGTGTTCTGGCGGATCGAGGCGTCGCCCCACTGATCGCCGCGCGTCATCCGCATGTCCTTGCGCATGCCTTGGAAGGTCTTGCGCTCCCAGTAGTCGCGCGCCTTGAGCACGCGCCCCTGCCACTTGCCGACCAACTGCTTGCGCTGGATCGGCGGGTCAGGCGGATCGCGGTTAACGAGTTTGCCGGCGGGCGGCGGCGGGGCGTTCGGATCGATAGGATCGCCCGGATTGAGGGGCGGCGGCGGGACTGGCGGGAGCATCATCCCCCCGCCACCCGGAGGTGTAGCCGGAATTCCTGCGTCGATCATCAATCGGGCCTAGCAGCGGGTCCCTACTCAGGCCGGTGTATCACTCGCGGTCGTGTTATGACAATCACCAGCCTTCGGCCTGCGCCTTGGCCTTCTCGCCGGCCCGCTTCTTGTCGCTCTCGCGCTTCAGCCAGCCGAAGGTGCCGGGGCTGATCGCGCGCACCAGCTTGTCGGAGCCGGGACCCACCTGCTGCATCATGCCGATGCCGATGTAGGCGAGCGCGTCCACGAAGTCATCGTTCGCGCCGTTGGGGAAGCGGATCAGTTGTTCCCGCGCGCCGGGCCACCAGCGCGCATGCGCCGGGAAGTAGACCCTCCCCATCGACATGCGGCCTTGGATCGATTGCGCCCGCTGCTGCTTGTCGGCTGCCGGCTGCACCTGCACGACGCTGACAAACGTGTGCTCCTCCATCATGCGCTTGCGGAGGAACGGGCCAATCGACTTCGAGATATGGCCGCGCTCGGCCCACCAGTAGATCGGCTTGTATTTCTTCATCAGCGCCAGCATGGCCTCGGTCGTCACATCGGCCTCGGCCTTCTGCCACCACACGTCATCGAGGATGTAGATATTGTCATGGCGGTCCACGCCGACCGGCAGGAGACAGGTTTTGTCATGGCGCTGTTCGAGCGTCACGGCATGGTCCGACGCGCAATAATATCTCAGGTCCTTCGGAAGCTCGCCGGGCACGTAGGTGCGGATCATGTCGGCGGTGAAGAACGTCCCGCCCTCAGGCGTCGGGCGACCCTGATAGAGCGCCTCGAATGCTCTGGGATCGCGGCGGCGCTGCGTGTCGAGGAAGTGGAGCCCGAAGCGCTCCGGCCACAGCACCTCACCGGGCTTGCGTCCGAGGATGTCGTTGTCGCCGGCAATGGCCGGCATTTCGAGCACCGTCCAGTCCTTGGCCTCGTCCTCGTTGTAGTAGGGGTTGGTCGGGTCGAGCAGCCGCCCGATGATGTCGTCCTCGTGCCAGCGGGTCTGGACCAGGAGGATGAACGCGTCCTCGGTCATCATCCGGGTTGTCACCGTCTTGATGAACCAGTTCCACAATTTGTCACGGATCAGTTTGCTGTCGGCCTCCTCGTCATTCTTGATCGGGTCATCGAGAATGAGGCCATGTCCGCCGCGTCCGGTGAAGGTCGCGCCGCGTCCCGCGAATGAGATCACGCCGCCCTGCACGGTTTCGAGCCGGGTGACGGCAGCCGAGCCCGGCTTGAGCGCCGCGTCC